CGATGAGGGTGTTTTGAACGCCTGTGGTTACTCTATTACCTGCGTCAGAACCTACTGCTGTGTTGTAAGTATTTGTAGCAGATGTAAAGTTTTGTGTATGTAATGCTCCAGAGCCTATTGCTACAGATTGACTCCCTAAAGTATCTGACGATAATGTGTTGTATCCAAGAACTGTATTAAAGTCTGCGTCTGTAAGCGCATCCCCAGATAAAGCACCTATGATGGTGTTTTTAATGCCTGTGGTTACTGAACCACCTGCCGTATACCCAACAGCCGTATTGAAAGAATTTGTAGCTGAAGTAAAGTTTTGAACAGACAAAGCTGAAATACCTATTGCGGTACTTGTACTACCTAATGTATCTGCTGATAAAGCGTTATAACCAATCGCCACATTAAAATCTGCATCAGTCAGTGCATCAGCGGCAAAAGCACCTATAGCAGTATTTTGTGTACCTGTGGTGTTTGCGCCTAAAGAGTCATGACCCACTGCTGTGTTGTTTGAAGCGGTAGTATTAGCATCTAATGCTCCTGAACCTACAGCAATATTTTCTGTACCTGTGGTGTTTGCTAATAAAGCACTTTTACCAACGGCTGTGTTGTTAGATGCTGTGGTGTTTTGCCTTAAAGCATTAGCGCCAACGCCCGTGTTATTTGCACCAGTTGTATTAAATTCTAAACATTTATTACCAAAGGCCAAATTCCCACCTGCTGTGGTATTAGAAGTCAGCGCCCTATTTCCAACTGCTACATTATCACCTCCGGTACTGTTTTGGCTTAAAGCTACTCTTCCTATTGCTGTGTTATTATTACCTGTAGTGTTATTTTGTAGTGTTCCACGCCCAGCTCCAACATTGTTAGCTCCAGTTGTATTAAATCTTAAAGAAAGTGCGCCTATTGCAGTATTGTCAGAGCCTGAAGTGTTATCCTTTAAAGCACTGTTTCCTAACCCTACTAAATTTGTGCCTGTTGTGGTTGCGGTTAAAGCACTTGTCCCTACTGCTGTGTTGTCCCCTCCTGTAGTCATAGATTTTAATGTTTCATAACCAACAGCAACATTATTATCGCCAGTAGTAATCGCAGTACCTGCTTCATCGCCCACGACAACATTAAAATTACCACCGCTTGCAATGCTGTTACCTGCGTTGACACCGAATCGGACGTTAGAGGTTCCTGCGGTTGGGGTGCTGAGTGAGCCGTCTGCGGCTATTACAAAATGATCGTCAGTAGCGTTACCTGAAAAAAAGTTTATACCATTTACATGAGTAATACCTAATGCAGTTGTTTCGTCAATTCCCTCTATTCTAAATCCACCTGCGTATGTATTAGTTGTAGCTTTTACAGTTAATGTTGCGGCAGGTGAACTATCGTTTATACCAACCCGATCATTACCACCATCAACAACCAGCATATTAGCGTTGCCGTTTGACTCAACGCGGAAGTCAGCGTCTACAGAACCTTCGTTAAATACTGCGCCAGTGCTAGATAAAGATAATGAAGTTACATTTACTGAAGCATTACTGCTTAAATTCTGAAAAGTGTAACTGCCTGCTGTGCTTGTGTTCGCGCCAAAAGAATAGAAAGCTGTGTTGTTGCTTGCAAAACCAAAACCTCCTGCGGAAGTAGAGTTTACAGCCGCCGCCGCAGTAGCTAAAACAGTTCCTCCTACTTTAAGAGTACTGGCCATATCAACAGCACCATCTATATCTACTACATCAAGGTTAGTAGTGCCGTCTACGTCTATATCGCCTGAGATGTCTAAAGAAGCGCCTGTTAGGACTCCTGCAACGGTAAGCGTAGAGGCCATATCAACAGCGCCATCAATGTCCACAACATCAAGGTTAGTAGTGCCGTCTACGTCTATATTTCCACTAACATCTAAAGAGGCCGCAATGATCTCGCCGCTTGCGGTAAGCGCCGTTACAGCTAAGTTTACGTTCACATCCGTAACCGTAGCGCCCGATCCAGCCCCGTTGAATTTTAACGCGTAGTCTTTTCCGGCAACTAACTCAAAGTCGTTACTAGCGTTGTAAGTACCTTGAAAGATAAGAATAGAACGAGAACCCGACAAACTGTTTCGTACATGGACCACTTTTTCAGCGTCATTGGGGTCTAGTTGAACAAATACTGTTCCGCCAAGGTCACCACCATCCACAAACTCAATAAACCGATTACGACCGTTAGACAAAGCGCCGTTTGTAATAGGTAATGAGTTAGGTGATCCGGATGAACCCTTAGCCGATATAGTTATTGCTACAATACCGTTGGTAGCCTGATCAATAATATCGAAGTTGGTGTTAGTAGTATCACCCCAAGTACCCGATTGTTCGCCTGTACCCGGCTTCTCTAGTCCTGTATTAGTAGTATATGTACTTGCCATGTCTTATCCTCAAGCCGCTATTCTGATCCAAACGGCATTCTGGTTTGGTGTGAGATTATTATAATCTGGATTTTGATTAGGCACAATGCGCCCATAAATAAGCGCGTTGCCCACAATACCCGTGGCTTGCAAACCCGTTACCGCCGCATCGGCGTTAGCCTTACCTTGAGCACTGCCTACACTAGCAGTGGCTTGCAAACCTGTAACAGATGCATTCGCATCGGCGGTAGTCGTAACCGCGCCAACAGCCCCTGTCCCGGCAAGACCGGTAACACTAATGTTAGCGTCTGCCGTAATTGTAACAGCGCCTACACTCGAAGTTGCGGCCAATCCTCCAACCGTAACGTTAGCATCTGCCGTAGTCGTAACCGCGCCGCCACTAGCAGTAGCCGCCGTAAGTGCTACATCTAGACCCCATCCGCCGCCGTTCCATGCTTGACTAGAAGAGTTCCACCCTTTATAGCCTACGACTACATCAGCCATTACGCTATCCGGATAATCGCATTACTAGCATCCGCCGTAGGGAAAACTATTGTAAAGTCCCCAGAAGTTGCCGTTTTATCCGCACCAAAATCTAAAACTACCACAGACGGGTTAGTTAAAGAAACAGAAGTGGTGTTAGGCGTAGAATTGTAAATCAACGCGCCTCGGGCAGTAATGGTGACGTTAGAAAGAGTTTCGTCAGCAAAATCAGTTAGTGCCGTTGTTCCAGAAAGAGTAGGGTCTACGGGGTTTAATGCCGGACCACCTGCGGTATAGTTAGTGCCACTGGTCTCATTAGTCGTCGCATAGGCCGTCGTTGACGCATTAAGAGTTGCAGAACTGGTATACAACGCAATTTTAAATGTATCGCCGCTTGAAGCGTCGAAGTCGTGAACACCCAATAGCAATTGTTGCTTAAAGCTAGAGCACATGAAGTTTCCGTTAAAAGCCATGATTACAGTTTCCTTATTAGTTTAGCAAGCTCTGTTTGGCCTGCGTCAGTTAAAGTATTAGATACCGTTGTTCTATCCGACCGGATAGCTTCACGCATATAAAATTCTAGGGTTTTAAGTATCTGCCCACGAAACGCATGAGCTTGAGCCCTAATTGCCGGGTTAGCGTCGTCAGAAATAGCAATAATTTTATTTGCACACCTTTCTGCAACTTCTTCCGGGGTAAAACCGCGTCCGCTAGTAGTTTGAACATCTACCATAAATTTCTTAACGGGATTAAATTCTAATACTTCTGCGCTCATTGTTTCGGCCTTATCACGGGTCCAGTACGGTATTCATCCGTTACTTCTTTTGCTTCGCCAAACAGTTTCATTCCAGAAATTGCTTCGGCAAACCTTTTTTCATACATAGCCATTATGTCGGGTTCACCCTTCATATAAATATAAGCTTCTAACAAAGCCCCATACAACAAAGCGATCTCAGCGTTTTCACTTATCCACGTTGTTCCACTCTCACCGGCAAGAGTCAAACTAATAGGTCGGTAAAAGTAATTTAATTCTACACTATACGAAGCATTTGGTGTAGGGCCTATAACAAAGTTGTCAACATCAAAGACCGCGTAAAATCTTGGATTTCCCGTAGTAGACTCATTAGGGCTAAAAGATTCAACAAAATCAGAGTCTTTAAACTGTAAAAACACGTGTTTGTTATTAGCATCTATAAAAGATAGAGAATATGGTGCTAAGAAGTCGCTCGGGACTCCTAAGAACCGATTATTTTGAGTTAATCCGCCGAGTACATTTTTCCTAAATAGACTTAGTTGAACGCTTTTAAGAATACGCTCTTCGGCTTGCGTAATAAATATAGGCAGATTAGTGACGAAAGAAGTTTCGTTGTTATCTGTGTAGTCTTGAAGCGCCTGTTTTAGCGCCGAATAAGTAAAACTCATATAACCACCGTTACCGTTCCAACTTGACCAAAAGATATAAGATTTACAGGGCCGGGAAGTTCTACGGTAGGTATTCCCACGTAGACATCTAGCGGCTCTACTCTGTCTGGACGCGCATTTTTCAAGGCTTGTGCGTCTGAAACCTTGCGAAACGGTCCTAATTGCGGATGTTTTGGCTCAAATTCATCTTTACCAACTAAAGCACCGTTCCATTCTTTTTTCATGTCTTGATAACGATACCGAAAACCCGATCTGTCCGATATTCCATACGACTTCTTTCCCGTAGCAAACTTAGGCATGATTAACTCCTATGGTATGCTTGAGCCGGGATAATATTAAAGGACGCCCGGTCCCTATCTTCTGATAAAGCACGGTCGAATTCTTCGTCATACAGTCCTTTTAGAATTTGAACTCTGTTTGGAGCCCGTTTTACAGCAATATAATATGCCAATCCGGCCGCTAAACAAGGGTAAAACCGAAAAGGAACGGCTAAAGTGTTGGTCGGAGTATCCGCGTCATCTATTCTAGTTAACGCATCATAGATAATAACGTCCGTAGCGTTCTCTGGGACGGGCCAAAGCTTTAAAATAGGGGTAGTTAAACGGTCTAAAAAGAACTGATTAGGTCTTCCAGTAGTCGTTTTATTAGGAATAGACAAATAATCGTCCCTACTAAGCCGTTCTAAGGAGTAATCAGTGCCGTCTCGCCTACAAACTAACGATAAAACGTCTATAATATCGGTAGACAAGTCGTAAAGACCGTCATTCGCCGTTAAAGCTTGAGTCCGTTGCTTAATAGTCCATGCATTAAGGCCACGATTTGCCCATTCAGCAAGCATTATGTTTAAAGAACGTTTAGCACTCTTTAAATCATAGCCCGTGCGAACTTCTAAGCCGCAACGCTCAAACGCCTCTTCAATGTACTCTGTAACATCGAGTTCAAAATCGGTGCTTCCGGAAACAGCCATTTGTTAGCCCTATTTGCGCTTTACTGGTTTTTTCTTAGCCGTTTTAGCCGATTCCGTAAAAGCTTTGGAGGTAGGAGCCCCTTTTGTGCCGGGCTTCCGCATCTTTTCTTTAGAACCGGCCTTTATACGGGCTTTTTTTGCGGCAATGTTAGCGTATAAGCCTCTTTTTGCCCCGGCCATTACTTCTTCTTCTTTTTCTTAACAGCGCCTTTAACAGCACTAGTGCCCCCGGCACGACCGCCGGCTCGCATAGGTTTAACCATTTTTTTACCACCGATAGCGCCGCCGTTCATCATTTTCTTAGGTTTCATAGCCATTGTGTAATCTCCTGTAATAGTTTTCACGTTTTTTAAAAATTGCGTCAGCGTCATATTCTTCAAAGTATTGATCATAATAGCCTTTTTTGGCAATCATGTCTGCCGATTCTTGTAACTTAGAAAGGCGCTGTATGAATATAATAGCATATTCTTGTTCAACAGCATTCATAAACGTGCTGTCGTCAATATAGTCGTTTTCATCATCGTAAGGATGAAAACCCATTAACCAAATGTCTTTGTCTATAAACATTCCGTTAGAAATAACAGTATTTAAATCTTCTAAATAAGCGTGAAACGCCTCTGCATCTTTTTCAAAAGCTAAATCAACAAGCATAACAAGGTCTAGCTCATCGTTAAATGAACTGACTACTGTATACAAGTCTTGAAAACCACCATCTTTCTTGAATAAGAAAGAAACTTTATTCGTTTTCCACGCTTGTCGAGCATAAGGACAAGACGGTAAATTATTAAAGTAAGGATTGGGTTTTTCTACGACGGTTTCAGACCATTTTTTAATCTCATCGCAAATTTCTTTTTCTATACCAAAAGTATAAAACTCAGGTCCCATGATTGGCTCAATTTATAATTAATGATGAAAAAGGCGCTATAATTACCAACACGGCAATCCCCCAAATTTTCATGTCTAAACTTTTTAAAGAATCTTTTTGCTCGTTTAAACGTTCTTCAATTCTTTGATACCGCAAGTTACATTCAATTTCATGAGATTCTAGTCTAGCCAGTATTTCGGTGTGTTTCATATTTACCACGCTTTACAAGACCAGTATCTTGCAGAAAATTTGTCTTTGGCCGTATCACAGCTATGTCTAGCCCTGAAACTACTTCTACGCTTCGGCTGATCCTTTTTAATACTCATTTTAGGATCGCCAAAACGAACAAGCTTAATCTCACTGCCTTTTTTAGCTAAAACAGCACTTTTTTTAGACTTATTAGGCGTTTTTTTTGGTTTATTAAACCCAGCAAAAGTTTCACCGCGATAACTAACCCGTCCCGAAGGCAACCTTTTTGTGTCTTTAGTTGTAGCCATACCTATTAAGCAAACTTCTTCCGAAGATATAAAATTACGGTATACGTGTCGGCACTTGTATGGCCTACCGTAGTAAATAAAACATCACCGTTTTTACCCCCGCCAGAATTATTTGTAAGGCCGCCAAAAACAGTGTAGTCGTGCTCACCGCTTTGATTTTCACCAAGCTCTATACAAAAAAGGTTTGTAGAAGCGTTCCAAAGAATTTGTACTTTCATTCCTATACACTGCCACCAAATCCGTTCTATAACTACGTCGGTACAAGCGTCTCCGTCAGCACTTAGCTCTAAAGCTGAAACGTCTACTTTGACAACGGCGGCTTCGCCTGAGCCGTCTGAAACGTTAGTCAGTTTTAGAACAGTAAACTTAGGGCCGTCGGATAAAATCTGTGTCGCTACTGCATCTGCCATTATATTCTCCTAAAGAGTTGAAGGACCCTTTGGTCCCCCGACTCATTTTATTTAAGCTGATTACCCTACTGTGGAGATAGGAGTTCCTACAGAAGTTGCCATCCATACTTGCTTAC